GGCGTCGAACGGATCGAAGGCTATCTGATCGGGAACAAGCCGTGAGCTACCAGCAGCATTTCGCCCGCCACCTGCGCCTGACGATCCTGCGCCTGCTCGCCGAGGCGCCGGGCTACGCGCTCAACAGCTCCATCCTCACCGACGCGGTGGAAGCCGTCGGCCTGGCCGCCAGCCGCGACCAGGTGCGGGGCGAAATCGCCTGGCTGGCCGAACAGGGCCTGGCCGAGGCGAGCGAGCTGCCCGGCGGCCTGATCGTGGCCAAATTGACCGAGCGCGGCGGCGACGTGGCCAGCGGCCGCGCCACCGTGCCCGGCGTGCAGCGGCCCACGCCGAAGGCCCTCTGATGCGCCGGCCCCGCCACCGCCCAGGCACCGTCGACCGGCTCGACCCAGAGATCAAACGCCTGATCTCCGATCTGCGGATCGAAAAGGGGTGGAACATCGACGAGATCCGCACCAAGCTGACGGAGCTGGGCGCCGAGGTGAGCCGGTCCGCGCTGGCCCGCCATACGCGCTCGCTGGATGAAATCGCGCGCGAGCTGCGCCAAGCCCGCGAAATGGCGAAGGTGCTGGCCAGTACCGCCGAGCCGGGTGAAGACGACGCGCTCGCGCGCCTCAATCTGGAAATGCTGCACACCGGCATCTTCCAGCTGCAATCGGCCATCCGTGAAGGCAAGCCGATGGAGGCCGGCCAGCTGATGGCGCTGGCCGTTGCGATCGAGAAGGCGGTCGCCGCCCTGGGCAAGATCCAGCAGATCCGCGAGCGCGCCGAAAAGCTGGCCGCCGAGAAGCTGATGAAGACGGTGGAAGGCATGGCCAAAACCGCCGGCAGCGGCCTCACCCGAGAAGCGGTGGCGGCCATTCGCCACGCCGTGCTGGGCACCGATTGATGGCGCCCGCGCTGGATCGCCTGCTCGATGGCCGCCCGTGCCGGGTAGTGCCGCGCCCGTGGTACCAGCAGACCCGGCGCAGCAACACGGTGGATATCGAATTCGCCGATGGCAGCCGCACCACGGTCCAGGCCATCCGCCTGAAGCGGGCGCCGGCATGACCGCGCCCGCCATCAGCCCGGCCCAGCGCGACGCCGAGCGCGACGACGCCGAACGCGCCTTCGCCGGCCTGCCGAAGGGCGATCTGCTGCTGCGCTATCAGCGCCGCACCAATGAAAGCCTGTTCGCCGGCACTGCGCTGCTGGTGGTGGAAAAAAGCCGCCGCATCGGCCTTACCTGGGGCCTGGCGGCCTGCGCGGTGCTGAAGGCCGCCGCGCACGGATCGGCCGGCGGCATGAACGCCTGGTACATGGGCTACGACCAGGAGATGGCGCGCGAATTCATCGATGCCTGCGCGATGTGGGCGCGCGCCTTCTCTATCGCCGCCGAGGCCATCGATACCGAGATGTTCGAGGATGACGAGAAAAAGGCCATCGGCGCCTTCCGCATCCGCTTCGCCTCAGGCTTCAAGATCGTGGCGCTGCCATCGGTGCCCCGCGCGCTGCGCGGCAAGCAGGGCCTCGTCATCATCGATGAAGCCGCCTTCCACAAAAATCTGGCCGAGGTGCTGAAGGCCGCCCTGGCGCTGCTGATGTGGGGCGGCCAGGTGGTGGTGGTTTCCACCCACGACGGCGTGGACAATCCGTTCAACCAGCTGTGCGATGAAGTGCGCGCCGGCCGCCGGAAAGGCGTGGTGCAGACGATCACCTTCGCCGATGCCCTGGCCGACGGGCTTTATGACCGGATCGCCCTGATGGCCCGCCTGAAGGGCCGGGACATCGCGCCGCTGGCCGAATGGGAAGCCGATATCCGCGCCACCTACGGCGACGCGGCCGAGGAGGAACTGGACTGCATCCCGGCCGCTGGCAGCGGCAGCCTGATCAAGCCGGAAGACCTGGCCGCCTGCGAGCACCAGGACGCCGGCCGATCAGAGCTTTATGGAGGCGGCCTGCACATCATCGGCCGCGACGTGGCCCGCCGCCGCGACGGCCAGATCATCTGGGGCTTTGAGATGGTGGGCGACGTGCTGTGGCTGCGCGATCGCTACGAGGAAGTGGGCAAGAGCTTCGCCGATCAGGACGCCTATTTCGACGGCCTGTTTGCCACCCGCCGCGTGCTGCAGGCCGGCATCGATCAGACCGGGATGGGCGAAAAGGTGGTGGAAGACGCGCAGAGCCGCCACGGCAGCCAGCGCGTGGTGGGCTTCCTGCTCACCGGGCCGACGCGCCTCGATCTTGGCATTTCGCTGGCCCAGCGCTTTGAACGCGGCCTGATCCGGGTGCCGCCGTGCCCGATCATCCGCGCGGATCTGCGCGCCATCAAGAAGGTGGCCAGCGCCGGCGGCGGCGTGCGGCTGGTGAATGAAGACAGCGTGCACGCCGATCGCTTCTGGGCGGCCGGCATCGCCAGCCGCCTGGCCGATCTGCCGCCGATGGATTTCGCCTACCACCCCGCGCGCGCGGCGCCGCCGGCCGGCGCTGGCGGCAGCCGCCGGCTTTCGATGCGCCCCGATCACAGCGGCGATGGGCACCCCGGCGGCGGCCGCGGGCTTTATTGAAGGACAGTCTGATGGCCACTCGCCCCGATCTCGTCGGCCCCGATGGTGTGACGCCGCTCCGGCAATTGATGACGCGCGAAATCGCCGCCCCGGCGATGACCACGCAGCGCTCCATCCTCACCGGCAATCCGGCGGCCGGCCTCACGCCCGAGCGGCTGGCCAGCATCCTGCGCGGCGCCGAGGACGGCCAGATCCTCGATTATCTGGAGCTGGCCGAGCAGATCGAGGAGCGCGACCTCCATTATCTGTCGGTCCTGGGCACCCGAAAGCGCCAGGTGAGCCAGCTGGACATCACGGTGGAAGCCGCCAGCGACGCGCCGGCCGATCAGGCCAAGGCCGAATTCATCCGCGGCTGGCTGAAGCGCGACACGCTGGAAGCCGAGCTGTTCGACATCCTGGACGCCGTGGGCAAGGGCTTCAGCTTTGCCGAGATCGTCTGGAGGATCGATGCCCGCCAGTGGCTGCCCGAAAAGCTGATCTGGCGGGATCCGCGCTGGTTTGAATTTGATCGCATCGATGGCAGCACGCCGCTGCTGCGCGGTGCCGGTGCGCCATCGCCGCTGCCGCCCTTCAAGTTCATCGCCCACGTCCACCCGGCGAAATCCGGCCTGCCGATCCGCGGCGGCCTGGCCAAGGCGGCAGCCTGGGCCTTCCTGTTCAAGAATTATTCCATCAAGGACTGGGTGGAATTTGCCGACCTCTACGGCCAGCCAATTCGGCTGGGCAGATATCAGCCGGGCGCCACCCAGGATGATATCCGCACGCTGCTGCGCGCTGTTTCCGGCATCAGCCGTGACGCCGCAGCCGTCGTGCCGAAGTCCATGGAGATCGAATTCATCGAGCCAAGCGGCAGCAGCGGGCCAGACACCTTCCGCCAGCTGGCCGAGTATCTGGACAAGCAGATCTCCAAGGCGGTGCTCGGCCAGACCGCCACCACCGACAGCGAGGGCGGCGGCCTGGGCGGTTCGGGCCGCGAGCACAACGACGTGCGCGGCGATATCGAGCGCGCCGATGCCAAGCTGCTGGCCGCCACGCTGAACCGCGATTTGGTGCGGCCGATCATCGATCTGAATTTCGGCACCGGCGGCGCCTATCCGGCGCTCCGCATCGGCCGGCCGGAGCCGAAGGACCTGGACGCCTATCTGACCAGCGTGGAGCGCTTCGTCGCGATGGGCGGCACCGTGGCCAAATCCGTGGTGCGCGACGAGCTGGGCCTGCCCGATCCGGCGCCGGAAGAGGCGCTGCTCCACCCGCCCGCCGCTGGCGGCCCCACAGCGCCGATTTCAGCGCCGGGTGGCCCGTTCCCCCGCGCGCCGGGCCTGCCGCGCCCCTTAGGCCCCCTTAAATCGCCTTACGGGGCATCTGCGGCCCCGGCGCCCACCGCCACCGCCGCTGCCACCGCCATTCCGGCCAATCCGGGCGCTGCTGGCGATGATCTCGATCTCGCCGTCCAGGCGCTGCTGGATGAAGGCTGGGAGCCGGTGATGGCGCCGATCCTCGATCCGCTGCGCGCCGCGCTGGAAACCGCCAGCACGTTTGACGAGGCGGTGGCCGCCCTGGCGCCGGCGCTGGCGGCGATGGACGCGACCGCGCTGGCCGGCCGGCTGATCGGCGCCGCCTTCGCGGTGCGCGCGGCGGCCGCGGCCGAGCGGAAGGACGCCGCCGGTGGCTGAGCCGGTGGACATCCGCCAGCTCGTCACGCTGCCGCCGGAGGAGGCGATCGCCTTCCTCGATTCGAAGGGCTACCGCGTTTCAATCAGCTGGCAGGATACCTGGGCTGATGAACACGCGGCCGCCTTCACGGTGGCCAAGGTGGCGCGCGTGGATCTGCTGCGCGAGATCCACGTCTCCCTGCTGGACGCGATGGCCGAGGGGCAGACCTTTGCCCAGTGGAAGGAAGGGCTGCAGCCGCGCCTGGAAGCGGCTGGCTGGTGGGGCCGCGTTGCCGATCCTTCGATCACCGGCACCAGCCGGCCGGTGACGATCGGCCCGCGCCGGCTGCGCACCATCTACGACACCAATCTCAGGATGGCGCGCGCCACCGCGCTCTGGGGGCGCATCCAGGCGGCCAAGGATCGGCTGCCCTGGCTGCGCTATTCTGCGGTGATGGACAGCCGCACCCGGCCGCTGCACCGCGCCTGGCACAATATCGTGCTGCCGGTGGATCACCCCTGGTGGCAGGCGCATTTCCCGCCCAACGGCTGGAACTGCCGCTGCACCGTGGTGCAGATGAGCGATCGGGATCTGGCGCGGCGCGGGCTGACGCCCACCGAAAGCCCGCCCGCCGATCCGCCGGTGGCCTTCCGGCGCCGCACCGGCGAGGTGGCGCTGGTACCGCGCGGCATCGATCCGGGCTTTGCCTACAATCCCGGTACCGCCCGCGCTCGGCTGGCGCTTGAGAAGGCGGCCGAGAGCCTGAGCCAGGCCGCCGGCGTGCCGGGCCTATTGGAGCCGGCACTGATCGAAGTCCTGGAAACCCTGCCCGGCGCGCCGGTGGACCGCGCCCGCACCGATCTGCTGCTGGCGCTGGCCCGCGCCGGCCAGCTCGTCGAGCTCGCCGCCGCCCTGGCCGAGCTGCTGGGCCTGGCCACCGCCGCTACTGAAACCACCCTGAAGGAGCCCTGAAGATGAAGCGAATGATGACCCTGATCGCCGGCTTTGTCGCCCTGCTGGCCACCGCGCCGCCAGTGGCCGCCCGCGACGTGAATTGCGCTCAGCTGGCCGCCGCGCTGGCGGCGCCGGCCGGCGGCACGCTGCGCCTGGTGGAGGATTGCGGGAAGCTCACCGCCCGCGCCAGCCACAGCCCGCCGCTGGTGATCGATGCCGGCCGGCACCGCGTGGCCGGCCTGGTGCTCGCGGGCGCCCACCTGGATTGGCGCGGCGGCATCATCCGTGCGCCCGGCGGCACCGCCGGCAAAGGCCCTGATGGCTACGCGATCAGCGTGCGCGGCCAGCACATCAGCATCGCCGGCGCCGAGATCGAGCAGGTGGTGCGCGGCGTGGTGATCGATCGCGCGGCCGACGTGACGGTGCGCGGCCTGCTGATCCGCGAGCCGACGGTGGACGGGATCAACGTGGCCAACAGCCACCGCGTGCTGATCACGCGCAACACCGTGGTCTCCTTCAGCACCGGCGAAATCCACCCCGATTGCATCCAGGGCTGGACGCGCGCCGGCCTCTCGATGGCCGACGTGGAGGTGACCGACAATATCTGCGTGGGCCAGCTGCAGGGCGTGTTTTTCGGCAACCATCTCACCCGCGTGCCGCCCGATCCCGGCTTCGATCGCATCACGATCAAGGGCAACCGCGTTGCCGGCACCTATCCCCAGGGCATCAACATTTCGGATTGCCGCGGCTGCATCCTCACCGGCAACGCCGTGTCGCCGCTGCCTGGGTCCCGCCACCGGGTGAGCATCAACGCCGTCCGCAGCACCGGCACCATCTGCGCAAACACGGCCGAGGGCGCCGATCCAAGGAGGATCGAAGTGCAGGCGTGCCGGTGAGGTCGACTCAGTAGCACTTCATCGTGACGGTAGTGTCGCCGTTCATCACGTCACCCGTCGTTCGTGTGCTCAGGGTGCAGGAGCTTGTAAGGCCAGGCCGGCCACGCAGAGCCCGTGGATCTATGCTGTTCAAGGTTTGCTGCCTGTCATTGGCGATGGACGCTACAGTATCGGCGACATGACGGCGGCCGGCGGGTGAATCGAAATACGCGGCCCATTCCTGATCGTTTTTGGGCGCCGGGGCTGGCACATCGGCCGCGCCTCGTTCGCGGATGAAATCCTTTGCTTCCCTCTCTGCGATCTCTGCGGCGGTCGCCGCGATCTGTTCTTTTGTCGGCTTCAAGGCTGCGCGGACCGCCTTGATGCATTCGCGGTTTCCTTGGCAGCGAGCAATGGCATCAGCACTGGCGCTTGTTGGTATCGTCAACAGGCACAGAATCATTAGGCGTCGCATCGGCTGGGCTCCTTTCGGCTAAAGCTTGACGGAGGCGACCTTTGCCGGCAAGCTTTTCTACGGTGCTGAAAACACCGAGCTGGGCGGCGATCGCTCCGACATTGCGACCATCCAATTTTCAGAGCGGATGATCCCCTGACGGCTTTCGCCGGGAGTGCGCGAATAAAAGACCCGCGAGGGGAATAAGCGCGCGTGACTCAGCCACGTTTTCAGCTCCCGGTTTCCGGCCGATCCGGAACGCAACGGGGGGGACAGATTGTCCCCTCCCGGTCTGCTGAAAACAGGCCGCACTGAAAGGCTGAGACATGCAACTCGTGACACTACCGGAGCGGTTCGAGAGAACCGAATTTGATGCTGTCGTTCTTGGCGGAGAGACTTGGCTGAGAGGTCCTCAAATTGCCCAAGCTCTTGGGTTCGCCGATCCTGCTGACGCGGCCAAGAAGATGTTCCAGCGCAACCAGTCGGAGTTCGGGCCGGACTGCTGCCTTGCAATGGAAGTGCCAACACGCGGAGGTCGCCAGCTCGTTCGCCTCTACAACGCCCGCGGCGCGGCACTGTTCGCCATGAAGGCGCAGACGCCGAAGGGCGGGGCGTTCCGGCGCTGGGTGCTGGATGTGCTGGAGGGCAAGGCAGAGGTGGGCGGCGATGATCGGCCGCTTGCCGCCGGGGAGATGAGCGGCACGGTGGCCACCCGCCTGCGCACCATGTTCCTGGAAACACCGAAGATGCGCCAGCTGATCCGCTATCGCAGCCAGGGCCTGAACCGGCACGAGATTGCCAAGCTGCTGGATGTATCGGGCGCCTATGTTTCGGGCCAAACCCGCGTGGCCGAATTCCTGGGCCTGGTGGAGCCCGATCCCAAGACCGAACGCTATCGCGCGTCGCCGCAATATCAGCGCTTCATCGAAGGCAAACAGGCCTATTACCAGCGCCGCAAGGCCCGGCTTTCGGCTGCCAGGGCGCTGCCGGCGCCCGCCGCCGCCAGCGAAGTGGAGGGCTGAACCATGGCCGATCTTCACAGCATCAATGGCGGCGCCGCTGCGCAGGCCAGGGCGAATCTTCTGGAACTGGGCGGCCTGGGCGACGATGACAGTTGCCGCGCCGACAAGCTGGCCAGGGCGCTGAACGCCTTTGCCCTGCTGGTTTGCGAACAGCAGACGGTCTCGATCAGTGGTGAAGACCTGGGATCGCTGATCGGCGTGCTCGCCGATGAAGCCGCCCGGATCAACGAGCGCCAGTTCATCGAGCGCGCCCGCACCGGCCGCTAAACCGCCGGCACTAGGGGGCGGGCCAGCTCCAGTGCTGGCCCGCCCTTTCATTCCCGCCGAAACGCGGCCATAAGGGGCGCCTGAAGTCTGGCTTAGGCGCGCGCGATCGCGGCCGGCTTCCCTCCCTAGAAAACAGCTTCTCCAGTCCGGCGGCGGACGGGAATGCCGCGCGGTGCGTGGGGCAAAGCTCTGTCCATGGGCTTGTTCCGCTTCCTTTCCCGTGCACGTTTGGCCACCGCCGCCAGCGCTGATGCCATTGCCACCTGCGGCGTGATCGGCGACGCGCCGGCCGATGCCGCCGCCGGCACGCCTTCGCGCCTGCTGCTGTTCCCGATGGGCGAGGTCACGCTGCGCGATGGCCGCAAGTTCCGCCTGGAGGGCGCCGAGCACGCCGCCCGCGTGATCGCCGCCAGCACGGCCTATGCCGGCCGGCGCGACATCCCCTGCGATTATGATCACCAGCTGGTCTACGGCGTGGGCAAGGGCGCCGGCGGCCAGGCGCCGGCTGCCGGCTGGATCAAGCCGGCCAGCCTGCAGGCCGATGCCCAGGGCATCTGGGGCGAAGTGGAATGGACGGCCACCGCCGCCACCCGCCTGGCCGCGCGCGAGTATCGCTACACCAGCCCCAGCTTCACCCACGACGCCGCCGGGCGCGTCACCTCCATCCGCTTCCTCAGCCTCGTCAACGACAACGCGATCGACGAGCTGCCCGCCGTTGCCTCAACGCAGGAGACCACCGTGAATTACGCGAAGATTGCCGCCGCCCTGGGCCTGCCGCCCGAGGCGAGCGAAGACGATATCCTGGCCGCGCTCGCCAAGATGGCGATGCCCGCGGCCGCCATGGCCAGCGCCGCCACCGCCCTTGGCCTCGCCGCCGACGCCACGGCGGAAGCCATCGCCACCGCAGCGGCCACCGCTGCATCGAAGGCGCCCGATCCAGCAAAGTTCGTTCCGATGGCCGCACTGGATGAAGCGCGCGGGCGGCTGGCGGTGCTGGAAAAGGATCGCCAGGAAAAGCTGGTCACCGCCGCCACCGAGGCCGGCAAGCTGTCCCCGGCCGAGCGCGCATGGGCGCTGGACTACATCGCCAAGGACGAAGCCGGCTTCAACGCGATGATCGCGGCCCGCCCGGCGATCGTCACCGCCGGCACCCAGCTGGGCGCCGATCCCGCCGCCAAGGACAAGCACGGCCTCACCGCTGACGAGCTGTCCACCGCCGCCGCGCTTGGGCTGACGCCTGAGCAGTTCGCCGCGGCCAAGACCAACTGAGGAGACTGATCGATGCCGCTTTCCGCCCCGCGCGACACCCCGATGGTGGACGGTGATTTCCGCTCCATCGGCGTGGCCGCCAACGCCGTGATCTACGCCGGCGCCCTTGTTTGCCAGAACGCTGCCGGCTTCGCCGTGCCAGGCGCCACCGCTGCCAACCTGGTCGCGCTGGGCCGCGCCGAGGAAAGCGTGGTGGGCGGCGCCACCAATGGCGCGGTGGCGGTGCGCGTGCGCACCGGCAACTTCCGGTTCCGCAACAGCGGCGGCGGCGATGCCATCACGATCGCCAACCGCGGCTCCGATTGCTTCGTCGTGGATGACGAGCAGGTCGCACTCACCAACGGCGGCAACACCCGCAGCCGCGCCGGCGTGATCCACGACGTGGACGCCCAGGGCGTGTGGGTGCGCATCGGCCGCCGCGCTTAAGGAAGGATCAGCCACGTGAAGATCAATTCGGGCAACCTCAAGACCCTGGGCGTCGGCTTCCGCGCCAATTACCAGGGCGGGCTGGGCCGCGCTCCCACCGACCACCTGCAGGTGGCGATGGTGGTGCCTTCCAGCACCGGCGCCAACGAGTACGGATGGCTGGGCAAGTTCCCCAGCGCCCGCGAGTGGCTGGGCGATCGCGTGGTGCAGAACATGCGCACCCACGATTACACCATCAAGAACCGCGACTGGGAACTGACCGTCGCCGTCGATCGCAACGACATCGAGGACGACAATATCGGCATCTACGGGCCGATGTTCGAGGAAATCGGCGCCAGCACCGGCGCCAAGGCCTGCGAGCTGGTCTATGGCCTGCTGACGGCGGGCTTCAGCACGCCCTGTTATGACGGCCAGTTCTTCTTCGACACCGATCACCCGGTGATCCTGGAAGACGGCACCCAGGGCACCTACTCCAACAGCGGCGGCGGTACCGGCCCGGCGTGGTTCCTGGCCGATCTGTCGCCCGCGCGCCGGCTGAAGCCGATCATCCTGCAGATGCGCAAGGACTGGCAGTTCACGGCCAAGGACAATCCTGACGACGAGAATGTCTTCTCGCGCAAGGAGTTCCTCTACGGCTCCGACGCCCGCATGAACGTGGGCTATGGCTTCCCGCAGATGATCTACGGCAGCCGCCAGCCGCTCAACGCTGCCAACTACAAGGCGGCTTATGCCGCACTGGAAGGCATGAAGGGCGACTTCGGCCGTCCGCTTGGGATCAAGCCGACGCACCTGATCGCTGGCCCGGCGCTGCGCGAAGACGCGGTGAAGCTGGTCACCAGCGAGCTCGGCGCCAACGGCGAGACCAACCCGTGGCGCGGCACTGCCACCGCCATGATCACGCCGTGGCTGGCCTGATGACGCCGGCTCGCCTGCGCATCGTGTCTTCCCGCGCGCCCTACCGGCGCGCGGGGATCGGCTTCGATCCCACCGGCAACAAGACGTTCGGCGTCGCCCTGGTGGACATCGCCGGCCTGGACGATTGGCGCGCTACGCTGAAGGCCCTGCTGGAAGATCCGCACCTGGACGTGATGGTGGGCCAATCGATCTTCTGGCCGGTCACCTGCGAAGAGGACGTGGCCGAGCTGCTGGCGGC